AGAAAAGGCAACAGCCGCCTGTGTCAGGCATGGCATCAACGGCGTGGTGGTCGATCCATTCAATAAGATTGCCCAAAACAGAGCGGCCTCAGTGCGCGAAGATGAACATATCAGAGATGTGATTGCCAAGTGTCAGAAATTTTGCTCATCACATAACGTGACATTTTGGATGGTGGCGCACCCACACAAGTTGTATCGCAGTGAGTCTGGATCATACAATGCGCCTAGTCTTTACGAGGTCGCGGGGTCAGCGCATTGGAATAATATGTGCGACGTTGGAATGGTTATTCATCGTGATTTCGATGAAGGTGTGACCAAAGTTATTATGAGAAAAGTTAGAGAGCAGGGGCTGTATGGTGAGATTGGAGAGGTTGAATTTACTTACAATACAGTCAAAAGAATTTATGAAGAAAAAGAGGTGGGGCAGAATACCCCACCCCGAAAATATTGGGATGATTAGGCGGCAAGCCGCATGAAATCACGTGTGTCCATTTCTATGACACCGCCACCAATGCGCTCCAGTTCAGTCGCTCTGTCATATGACTTGCTGTCTTGAGCTGTGCGGGTCACAGCGTTGGCAAACCCCCAACGGCTCAAGTCACCATCGCGTATGAGGTTTTCCAAGACGCTATCTTGCTCATCAGAAGTGATTAGAAAGCGCTTAGACAGGCGTTCGACCACTTCAGTGACCTCGCCTTCAATAATGTCCTCAGAAGCCGCTACAAAGCCGTCTGCGATGTTTTTGATGGTCTTTGGATCACGCGCAGTGTCGATGACGTCTCGCAAGCTGGATAACATCGCTTTTTCTTCCAGCATCTTTGTGCGATCAGAAATGATCTCACAGCTTTTATAGTCAGCAACCAACTTTGGCCCTGAATGATATTTGCGTGCCTGATAGATGTTCTCAGGCAAGACCATGCCGTTAGTGCAAACCAGACGATGAACGAATAGGACAACTGAACATGATCCCCACCCCACCTCAGAGTTGCGCAACATGACACCAGCCTCCACGACGTCTCCCTTAGCAACTTCAGCTTGAGCAAAAGGGAAGCTGATTTTTATGAACATGTTGTATGGTGTGATGTCGCAAGACTGTACCTGAAAATCTTGCTCAGCAACCTTGGGCATCAACTCCTCGATTACAACATCATTATCGATGCGGCGGTAGCGGTCTGACAAGATAGCTCTGGTAAAATTGCCATGGTCAATCTCATCATGGTCAAAGTTGTTAATCTGACGCAAAAGATGCTTGCCTGATCCGTCAAACCATGCGTTCACATTGTCAGCAAGCAACTGGGTGTTTTCCTCACGCATCTTTTTATAATATGCGCGCGGTATGCCCAAACGTCCTGCAAGCTGGTCATGTGCTACTTCAGTCAAAGTCGAATAAGGCTGAATGTCAGGTATGCGATGGAAGATGTCTTTACCATCAGCGGTCATGCGCAGTGTGTTGCCTGATACAACAAAGTCGTCTGCTGTTTTAGATGTTGCCTTTACTTTGGCGGCTAAAGTTTGAAAGTCTAAACCCTGTCTCATGTCATTCTCCATTAGGGTTAGTGGTTGAAAATTTGGGGGTGTGTCAGGCTACCTCCAATCATGCCTGTTTCTCACACACCCCTCCTACGGAAAGAAAATTATTTAGACCATCCGCTAATCACGGAATAGCAGAGCACATAACCAAGTTCGCCATGCTCCCAAAAGCCCTCAACGCAAGCATCAAACCCAGTGGATTGCGCTACAGATTTAGCAACTTCCAAGTCCCGATAAACCTTGTCCTCAGCGGCTGAGTTTGGGAAATTTACTAAGCGAACTTTATAAAACATCTTCATTCTCCTCTCTGGGGGTGGCTTACGCCACCTCCCCTAAACGTGAAAAACCAGCTGGCTGAACGATGAAGCATTTGCCATCTTCATCACGAATAACATCACCGACTGAAACTGAATGCATCTTTTTGATACGCTTGATGGATGACTCAGGTCCTACATTTCCAATGTGGAAAACCTCATCGAGGTCGTTTGCCTCAATCTCACCAACAATCTCGTAGTGGGCGAGGAATGTAGATGGCGATACTTTGCCCTCCATGATTGAGTCGTAAAACTTGCCTTGCACACCAAGGTTGGTGAAGTTGCCATCGACGATGTGCTGGTCTTTTTGAAACTGACAAATTTGATATTTCATTTTCATTCTCCTCAAATCAGCGATTAGCCGACGTTCCAACCCAAGATGTTTGCGACCCAATCCTTGCCCATGTCTTCAGCAAAAGCCATGACAACGCCGTCACGGATCGAAGTGTCAAGATCATCGATGTGGCACTTCAAGATTTGATAATCACCTTTATTGAAAAGCTGTTTAGCTCTGATCACATCGTTGCGGTCTTGGGCATACATCTCAGACATATCTTTGTCCTTACCTTCCCAGTGGATGCTCTCCTGCATCAGGTTGCTTTCCAGCTTCACAACATTTTCTAAAAACTTGTAAGTCATTTCATTCTCCGTAGGTTGTTTAGGTTCGACCGCGAACCCTTCAATAATTATGTTATAAAAAACTTTTCTGAGAAAAGAAAGCCTTTTTTTTGCTTTTTTCGATTTTTTTTTCGTATACAGCTAAAATCTTGGGTAGAGCAAAAAAATTGCTCTAAACTTTTTTTTGACAGATTGTATGGAAATTACATAGAGGCTGTCAGTGACGCTCCTAGCAAGCGTAAACGACTAATAAAAAAGGGACGACATACTTGGGATATGCCGCCCCACTTAGAGAATGAGGCAACATTTTGTCTCAGAAAACACCAAACGTCAATACAGTTGTTTGTCTAAACCAAGTCTGTTAAATTCGATTTGCAGTAAATTTTCAGAGGAAAAATTATGGATATTAAATTAGTCAGTCCACAGGACATACTGCCATATCAGAACAATCCCAGAAATAATAGTGAGGCCGTATCTGTTGTTGCAACCAGCATACAAGAATATGGTTTTAGGCAACCCATCGTCGTGGATGAAGAAAACATCATATTGGCGGGTCACACTAGGCATCTTGCTTCTTTAGAATTAGGGCTTGATGCAGTCCCTGTTCATGTTGCGGCTAATCTTACAGAAGCGCAAAAAGCATCTTTCAGACTGATGGATAATAAATCATCTGAAATGTCTACTTGGGACAGAGACATGCTAAAATCGGAGCTGGCAAAAATAGCTGACTTTGATATTGATATGCAACTCACAGGATTCAGTTTGGAAGAAATAGCTAGGCTGTCAGGTGACGCTTTGTTACAATTTGCAACAGAGGTCGATGACGACGACCCTGTAGAGGAAGTGCTAGGCGATTATGAAATCACCAATGTAAAGATGGTGCATCTTTATCTAAACACTGAGACAGAACCTAAATTTAGAGAAATGTGCGCCACTCTTGAGTCATTTCTGGGCACTGACAATATGACAGACACAGTTTACAAGGTTGTGGAAAATGCCGTTGACAGAAAAAGAGCTACCCAAAATCCAGTCTGAGCCGATCAAGTTAGAGGTCGAGGCCAAATGCAGTTTTGATGAATTCGCTGATCGTGCAGGGACACAAGTTGACATTGGCGAAATACACACGTTGATCGACTATGATTGTGATGCCTATGATCCTGACGGCAATCCACTGTTCTTTTTTCGCAAAAACGTGCTTGATCCGAAAGTTTGCAAACAAGCGTATGGTGCATTAAGAAAAGCGGCGGCGGTGACGAATAACAGGGGCGATGCCGCTGGATATTTCAATCCAAACAATGATCCTAAATTTAGTTATCAGGGCTTTGTCAGCGGGGGCAAATCAAAAGCAAAACAGTTTCAGCGAATAAAAAGAGATGGCACTGTTTCCAAAACAGCAACAGCAAAAAGTGTTGAAAGTGGTATCGTTGGATACTTTGACAGAAATGTTCGAATGCCATACTGCCGCACGACGGCGTGGACACAAGAACATCTTCAAGAGTTTAGACAAGCTATACCTTATATCCAGCAAATTTCTCACGAGTTTCAAAAAGCCTGTCCTGAGAGATGGCAGGCTCAACATGAGGTGTGGTCAGACACACACCCAGATTTTCGAATTGAGAATACTGTATTTACCACTGTCACAGTAAACAGAAACTTTCGCACAGCTATTCACTGCGATGCTGGAGATTTCAAAGGTGGACTAGGGAACATCGCGGTTCTACAGGCTGGTCAATTCGACGGCGGTTATACTTGCTTGCCAAGATATGGGGTAGGTTTTGATGTAAGAAATACAGATGTTTGTTTTTTTAACGTACATGAGTGGCATGGAAATACAGAGTTCATAGCCAAGAAGCCATTTGAGAGAATTAGCATCGTTTGTTACTATCGAGAAAACATGATGGCTTGCAAATCTGCACAAGAGGAACTTGAGATAGTAAAAAATAGAAAAAACATGGCAGGGCTAAACGTCATGGAGGAATAGATGACAGAGGTCACCCAAGATTATATTTTGGGCAGTTGTATAGACAACTTAACAACAGATAAATATGACTACTTTTTTAGCGGCACTCCATGCTATGAGGATTTGTCTGTATTTGGTGTTGATAAGAATAAGCCTGAAACATACAAGACGAAATTTTTAGATTGGTTTGTGCCAAGGCTAAAACCAAGACTTGGAACAGTAACAATAGCTTTCACAGGCTGTCGAAGATCCAATTCACAAATATTGCCAAAATTTTACTATCTCAATCAAACATTCTTCCAATATGGCTACATTTTGCGTGATACGAAGTATTATGTGAAAAAACGTGGATACGACGGTTACAGCCACACAATCGGTCACGTTTATACTTTTCAAAAGAAAAACAAAAAAGGCATCTATCATCTGCGTGATCGCAAGTTGTACTCAACTTATGGTCACGACCTCTGGGGGCCATTCGGCAAAGAAAAAGTTATTGATGGAGAGGTAGTGGCGCAACCAATTGAAGTCCCCCAATATTGCATCCAGAACTTTACCAATGAAGGCCATGTTGTTTACGACCCATTCGGCGGTCTTGGAACAACAGGTCTGGCGGCTAAATCCTGTGACAGGGGCTATCTGGTTTATGAGATACGGCCAGAAATACACAAGGTAGGCATAGGCTTGTTTAATGAGAGCTGACATTGATTACAGGCTTGATGAAAATCGGTTCATTGGTTTTGATCTTTTTTATCGATTCATGCTGGAAACGCATGATTGGTCTCCTGACATAAACGTCGAAACTTGGATTGCCTCTGACCTTGGGTTTGATTATGAAAAACGCTGTGTGATGGGTTTATTCCACGGCGCAACTTATGCTGGTCCCTGTGAGACAATGTTCTCAGATCAGTTTCCAGTTTTTACGCCTGACGTTGCTGATCAAGCGGTCGAGTTTTTCTATGATAACAAGAAGCGATTATTGTTTAGCCCAGACTGTAAATATCGCAAACTAGTGTTTGAGAAATTTTTGAAAAGTGTTTGCGCATCTCTAAAAAAATATGGATCACTTGGTAGATATATTTCTGTATCACTACAAAAAGACCCAGTGTCAAACTACAACAACCTAAAAAAAAGATGCATGCGCGACTGGTATCACTGGGGCAGGATGGGACACTGGTGTTTTACAGAAGCATTAACAAAATTTATTGATGCCCCGCTTTTGCCCCCAACCATGGAGTTTGCCGACGGCGATAGCCACAGAGCAGGCTGGGCTTTTTGCATTGGCAAAGACGAATGGGATAGAAAAACCGTTAGCAAGGATGCCATTGCGTATTTAGAGGCTACAGCGGCTGATTATATTCGAAGTGTCAACCATCCAGATGCTGGTTTCCTTAGCCTAGAAACGGCCTGTTGCAACTATAAACGCCAACATAAAGGCAGTCGGTATGGTGGTTGTTATATCGATGAGCAGTCTTGGGAAATGGACTACATGAGAGAGCTTTGGCCTGAGTACCAATGGCTTTGGGATAAATACATGGAAGGTAGAAAAGCAGTTATACCGCATAGTCTGCTTGCTGAATTGCATCCTGATAGTCAGACGTCGGATTCAGCTTATGTCTCAAGTTGGAACAATGCCCTCAAGAAATATGGACGCATACCCAGAGTGGAAGCCTATTTCAACGGCCACCCTCAAGAATGGCATGATTTAGAAAAGATGAAAGAAAGGTGGGTGTGCTTTGAGCAATAAACTCAAATGCCTTGCGATTGGTGGGGAGCCAGCAACAGGCAAAACAACTCTTATGAAAACAATATATTCAGAGTTTGATAACCCACAGACTTTACGATTTGGCCTGTTATGCGGACACTATGAACAAAAAAATAATCTGGCTTTGATGGGCATATATGCAGGGTGGACGGGTGAGTCACAGAAGTTTGAAGGAACTGATCGACTGTCCATGGCGGTCAATAAAGATTTTCTTCAATACATGGAGATGAAAAAGCGCAATATATTGTTCGAGGGCGACAGGTTATTTAGTCTCAATAATCTGAGATCAATAAATCATTTGTATCATTTGCGTGTGATAGTATTAGAACAGGATGAAGATACCCTAAGAAAAAGGCATGTCGCAAGACAGGACACACAGTCAGAGAAATTTCTTAAGGGGAGAAAAACAAAGATACAGAACATTTTGGATGCCAAAGACTTGCCAATTGAAAAGTGGAAATTAGATGAGATAAATGATACAGTTCGTCTCAGCAACAATATTTGGTCATGGTTGACTGCTGATATTCTATGATAATTAGGTGATACCGAATGGCGAAAAAACTGACAGAAGAATTATCCAGAACAATGCTAATGGAATATTGCGAGGGCGAGTTACAAGATGATGGTAGCCGTCTCACCATCAGCTTGGATAAACTTGTCACAAAATATGGGGTGGCGAGGGCTACCCTGTTTCGACGCGCAGACAAAGAAGATTGGAGCGGTCAGCGCACAGCATTTCTTGCAAAGGCTCGTCAAAACATACAAGACAATCGTATCAAAGATATTGTTGCTGAAGCTGGCAAGCTAGACAGGGCTTCACTGGCAATCGCCAGTGGTTTGCTTGGACGGGTGGCAAACAAGCTGAGACAGGCTCAAGCTGAAGATCAGAATGGTAGAGACATCTTGAGTGCAGAGCAAATAAGAGCTTTAGCTAACACTGCCTTGACCGCACAGAAGATTGGCAAATTAGCTTTAGGTGAAGCAAGCGAAATCACAAAGGTAAATGCTGATGTTACAGTTCCAGACAGCTTTAGACAAGTCATGTCAGAATTACACGCAGTTAGGGAATCAAGGGCTGAGAGGTTCAGCCCAACTATTCAGTGATTGGCTAAGCACTGCGAGAAAAGCGCAACTAACGCCCAGCGACGCGCTTGACGGCTCATC